TAAACAGGCGATTGTGTTTCTACGTCCAACATCCGTTTCGCTAATGTCGGATTTTAGACCGTCCAGTTCAAACAACTCCTTAAAGTGCATGATGGAGTATCGTCCCTTCTTGTGTAATATGTGACAAGACTGGTACAAGACATTTTCTTTCTTTGATGAAACTCCGATTCTTGTCAGAGTTTCTTTTACTTTTAAGAAATCGTCTTCGCTTTTCAGCCTAATTTCTACACCCAATCCTTTAAATAAATTATCACTCATAAACCATCCTTTCTCATTATTTAGAAGATTTGGTTTTTGAGCCTCCTTCATACATCTCAGATCGCATTTTTTCAATGTCTGAGTCACTCAATATATCAAGTGCCTCTTCTGCTCTCTTATTAGAGTATCCATAGTATTTTTTTACGACATCAAGATCCTTTGATTTTTCTGCTTTCGCCCACTTGCTAAATCTTTTTCTGGTGCGAATCGAGTGTCGAAGATAGTCGTATTGGACACGATTATCCAGTAAATGATACTGATTCATTGCGTTAGCGTGAAGTATTGTGTCTGGAAAATACGAAAGACAACGATTAACCACAAAAGGAGGATATTCCTTGGAGGCATATTCTGCGTCCTCCTCGAAGATATCCTCCTTCGTATAGTTAATCGAATTTAGAAAATCACTGAGTTTCAATCAAACCATCCTACGACATTCTCTCGTTTGATAATATCAAACTCTTTTGACACACCCAGTCTGCTTCGCACATCATACACGATTGTGCTACCCACCTCATAGGGGACATCAGGAACATCCCCGTTCGGTAATGGATTACCCGAACCCATCGAAATGATCTTCGTTTCAACATAACTGCTGTCGATCATCTGACTTTTCTTGATAATAATCCCAGCATCCGTTGTTTCTTCTTCGTTATAGTCAACTTTCTCCACAAAGAGATAGTCTCCACATGCATGTAATTTACTCATTTGAAATTAGCCTCCATCATAATTTGAACCAAACACGCTGACATATTTATCTCTGCGTCAGCGACAAATGCTGCTTTGTATTGATAATCAGCGAGTATAAGTATAACAACTGGAATGCTTTCTGGTGTAAGATAATCATAAAGAGAATCATAAATTTTTCGGAACAACTGAGTCTGGTCATTGTCTAAATTGGAAACCACCCACTTACGAACACCACTAAAGTCCTTTTCCTTCATCCGAGTCATTAGATCTTTGACATCGATCTCTCCAATCTGTGAAAGAATACCAACATCAATATCACCAGAAACAGAATATCGTTGAAGTTCATTTACAACTCGTCTGAAATCTGGGAAATACTTTTTGATGAGGTTTGCTAAAATTCTTTCCTCATATTGAACACCTTCGGTGTCGAGAATAAATTTAATTCTATCCAAGAATTGAGATGCAAGTTTTGGTTTCTCTTTCGAGGGAATCTGAAACTCGATGTTTGTGCATCGAGAGTGGATTGGTTGGATAATTCGATTCTTAAAATTACACGTTAATATAAAACGGCAATTATTAGCAAATTCCTCAATCGCTCCTCGCAAAGCAGGTTGAATACTTTGTGCATTGGAATAATCAAATTCATCAAGAATACAAACCTTCTTACCACCGTTCAACGAAACCGAACTTGCAAAATCACGAATCGTTGTTCGTAGCGTATCAATATTACCATTCTCAGAACAGTTGATTAGAATGTGGTCGCAGCCCAACTCGTTACACATTGCTTTTGCAATTGTTGTTTTACCGCACCCAGCACCACCACTGAGAAGTAAATTCTGAGATTCCCCAGAGACGATCATATCTTTAAACGTCTCTTTGATCGCCTCTGGTAGAATACACTCGTCAACACTTTGTGGTCGATACTTTTCGACCCACAGATATGAATCAGGATTAGTCATGGTAGGACGAATCACCTTCCTGTGCAATAAAATAAACCGTGTCTTGTGAATTGTGGGTGAAGCGAGTCACGGTTTGTGAACAAACATCAACCGTGTAATCACCAGACAAGAGTTTTAAATTTTCACTCTTGAGATAGAATGAGAAAGAAGAACCAGGCTTCGGATTGTCACCCACTTCTACTGTATAACTGTTAGTGGTTGGAGTTTTCTTATCCAATGCAACCAACTCAATCTTACCATCATCACTAGACTTGATGCAAAGATCAGGAAGTTGAAGAACAGATGCAGATCTTAAAATGGAGTCAAATACTTCTTCCGAAAGAACAAAACTGATAACAGGTTCTGGCATCTTAACTTCACGATTCAAAACTGTAAGAAGTCTTGGTTCAGAATAGTAGTATGAAACCTTACCACCACCTTTACCAGAGATGGTCATGGACTTTTCACCAAACTCAAACTCTGGATCGTCAAACAAACTCACGGTTCCAAGAAACTTACTCAAGTCCCAGATACCAAACTCGACCTCAAAATTTTCTGCAACAACAGATTCAGAAACGATGTTCTTAGCGGGGGAGATTGTATTAATTACATTACCTTCCTTCACCAAGAGGTTCGAGTTAATCTGAGCGTAGTTTTTTAAAACGGACAGTGTTTCTTTTGACAGTTTAATTTTACTCATGATCTACCTTCCATATAATCTGTAAAATCCTCTGGATCATAGTACCCTTGTTTTAGATCTTTCATCATCTTCCTTGAGTTGTGACGAGTTGATCTCTTTTGTTTTTTCTTCCTCGACCGAGTTCTATATTCTCTTGGTTCGTCTTTGCCTTCTTTGTCTTTTTTAGACATTATTTAAAAATCTCCTATGCTTGACATCAAGTTTCTCAACTTATTCTTGATGAAGTAGTTTAATATCTTTGATCGATCTTTGCAATCTTTTTCTCGACCAAACTCTTCTAAAATATTCGACTCAAATATTTCAGGAATCATTGTCATATCAATCATGGTTTGATTACGTTTGAAGTTTCCTTCCCACTCTTCATTTGAAGGATCATCCATAATTTGCTCTATTCTTTTTTTACCACAAGGCTTTTGTCTTTTATCTTGGACCATAAACGTATCATCATCCGACAGAACATTCGGTATACCGTCTGATGAATCGCCTTTGATGATGTGTTCCATGAGAAATTTTTCAGGGTTATCACATACTAAAAATTGTTTTTTCATCAAACTATATTGTTCGACGTTAGGATAACGTTGTAACTGCTGAAAATCTTTGTCATTAGAAACGATTAGCACTCGTTCTGATTCGTGGTAGTTTTTAGCAAGAACCGCTATGACATCATCTGCTTCAACACGATCAACAGCCATGCACTTGTAGGGGAAGTTTTCTCTAACTTCCGTTCGTATGGTGTTCATGACATCAAAGATTTCATTCCAGTCAACTGATGATTTTTTCTGATCACGTTTACGATTTGCTTTGTAAAACTCGAAGTCATCTTTTCTCCAACAGTGGGAGGTATCATCACATATAATTAACTCACCATATGACTTGGAGAACTTAGTATTCACCATTCGGTAAGTATTGAGAACTAAATGTCTAATAAAATTTTCGTCGATCTTTGATTGAGTTTTTGTGACTGAAAAAATGTTAGCGATTAGAACTTGACTATTATCAAGAAGAATAATTTTGTTGCCTCTTTCAGAATGTATCACCGTCTATGGCGTTTTCAGGATTATCAATAGGCCTCCACCTATTGTCGGGATGTGTGGATTCGGGAACAAACCCACTGGTTGAAGAGGTCGCAATATACGACCGTCCTTCATAGTACACTATATCACCTTTCCTGTAAACAACTTTCTCACCAGTTTCGTCAAGCATTTGAAAATTACCCGCCATGTTTATTCTGGATCGAGATCCGCTTGTTCTAGACGTAACTTGCGGTCGCTTAGGTGCGGTTCTACGAGTTCTACCGCCTCTTCTTGCTTCCCGACCTAATCTTTGAGGTGGTGGTCTGCGTCTGGTTCGCATCAGTCGCACCATCAGGTTGTAAATCTCAATACCCTCGAATTTACTAAACCCTTTTGGAAGAATGTGCTGCTCAATAAATTGTTGAACAGTTGACGCATCACGAATATCACCTGCCTCTATACGCATGAGGCGAGAGAATGCATCATTCCATCCAACTCCACCCCATGCGTATGTAAGTAATGATTGTAAATCAAACGGCATTTTTCTTCTTTCTGTTGGACTCTATAAATACACGCTTGATCTCATCTAAATGCACATGAGCAAAATCACGCATATGCATACGATCTTCTCTTTCTCTATTAGACTTATACCAAAATTCTTTTTCTACTACGAACTCATCTATTACATCTTTTTTCCAACGTAATTGAATTCTAAGATCTGTTCCTTTCAAAAAAGATGACCACTTATCATGATCTCCTGCTGTTTTATATACTTTGACAATGAAGTTGGAGTCGAGACTTTCTAACGTTTTTGTTAGATAAGTCTCATACGACTCCGTTTTCATGTTCCTGTATTTTTCAGGTAAAATCTTAGGCATTTTCGTCCTCTGGTGCAAGGACATCTAAAAGACTTGCGTAAGCCAAGTATGGGTCCATGTTTGCTGCTGGTCTGCGATCCTCAATATATCCAGATCCACCGTTGACTACAGTTGTTGGTGGGATTCTAACGGATGCTGAACGATCACTAACACCAAAGGAGAAAGTATCGATAGATGAGGTTTCGTGATTACCAGTCAGTCGTTTATCATTATCGATACCATACACATTACTACTCATCATGGTTTCGTGTGATTCACCGAGTTTTTCACACACAGACTCAATGTGTTCCATATCACCATTCCTCATGTCATTAGTTGAGAAATTTATGTGACAACCAGATCCATTCCAGTCACCTTCAATTGGTTTTGGATCATAGTTAATAGCAACCCCTCTATTTTCAGCGAGTCTTTGGAGAACGTATCGGGATACCCAAAGACTGTCCGCAGCATCAATCGCATCCAGTGGTCCAATCTGATACTCCCACTGAGACTTCATGACTTCTGCATTGTTTCCTTCGTAGTATAAACCCATTTGAGTGCAAGCATGAGCGTGCTGCTCAATGACATATCTCAACGGAGTCAGACCTGCACCAACACCGCAGTAATAAGAACCTTGAGGTTCTGGGAGATCACCGTTGTCTCCCCAATCAGCAGGCCAGTTTTCCTTTGGATTCCAGAATACAAATTCTTGTTCAGCAGAGAAAATTGTGTTGTGTGAGTTTTTGTTGTTAGAATATGACTCACGAAGAATCGCTCTTGAGTTCGATGCATGAGGATTACCTTCCAAATCATAAACCTCACACAAAACAATGAATGCAGCGTTGTGTGGGTTTTGACCTGCGAATGGATTGGGGAAAACTTTTACTGGTTTCAAAATTAAGTCACTCAGTTCAGTTTCAGCCTGTGATGTGCTTGAACCATCAAAACTCCACTCTGGAGCATGTTCAATAATGTTATCAATTGTTGGTGGCGTTTGTGGATTTTCTGATTTAATATTGACGTTCCTACTCTTGGAGCGAAGACCGACCTTATCATTACCATCCAACCAAACATACTCTAAT